GCAACTACCCGTGCTCGAAGCCGTGCTACCTGTGCTTAATAAGTTTGCTATGTGGGCTCAAGATAACCCGAAAGCATTTTTGGCTATTGCTGCCGCTATTGGCGCGGTCGCTGCCGCCATTGTTGTCACCAACATTGCTATGGCGCTTAACCCGTTTAGCCTTATTGCTGCAGGCATCGCATTGTTAATAGTTGGTTTGGTCGCCGCATACAACAAGTTTGAGTGGTTTCGTGACGGCGTAAACGCAATTGTAAATACCGTGATCGGTTTCTTTGCTGGCATGGTAAACGCTGCAATCGGTGCAGTTAACGCAATCATCAGCGCCTACAACTCAATACCTTTGCTACCAGACATTCCAAAGGCGCCAACTGTTCCCGTGCCAAAACTTGGCAACTCACCGACACAAACAGCGGCGCGCATGAACTTGCCACGCATGGCTGAAGGCGGAATTGTCAGTTCCCCAACTCTTGCCCTGATCGGCGAGGCTGGCCCAGAAGCAGTAGTGCCTTTAGATCGCATGAATACTGGCGGCGGAGTGACCGTCAATGTGACTGGCGGGCTTGCTACTAGCGCAGAGATCGGTCAAGCCGTGGTCAACGCTTTGCGCGCCTACTCACGGAGTGCAGGGCCGTTGGCTCTGAACATTGCCTAATGCCAGGCGTCGCTGTTGTTGATTCAGGCAACTATGACCTGCAGATCGCTACAGGATTTAACGTCAATGCGTTTACTCTTGACAACACAACTAAAGGCGTTTTAGATAACACGACCTATGTGCTTGACGGCAACACCGAGTTTGCAAGCGTTATGGACTCGACTACGAGCATCACCGTAAAGCGCGGCAGACGCGACATTGGCGACACGTTTAGCGCCGGCACAATGACGTTCATTATTCAAGACGTGGACGGCATTTTTAACCCGTTTGACGAAAATAGCCCGTACTACGACACAGCAGAATCTAAGCCTGGACTAGCGCCAATGCGTCAAGTCAAACTAATTCGATACAGCTCTACCGATGTCCCTGAATTGCTTTACTCGGGTTATGTCGTGAACTATGACTACAACTTTGCACTTGGCGGTCTTGACACCGTAACCGTGTATTGCGCTGACCAGTTCTATTTGCTGTCACAAACCTATTTAGACGAGTTCAACCCATCAGCCGAAACATCAGGCGCACGCATTGAAACTGTGCTTGACCTGCCAGAAGTTGACTTCCCAGCCTTAGCCCGAGACATATCAACAGGCACCGTCAACCTTGGCCACGCCGCCGCGTACACCGTGCCGGCAGGAACCAACGTTCTGCAGTACATTGCCCAAATTAACGACACCGCCGAGTTCGGGCGTCTGTTCATGTCCCGTGATGGCGTGCTCACATTCCAAGACCGCATCGGTCAAACCCTGTCGGCGCCAGTTGCCGACTTCCACGATGACGGAACCGAATACAAATACAACGGCGTAGGCATCTCATTTGAGGCTGACGCTGTAGTCAACCGCGTGGTCGTAACAGGACTAAACGGCAACACGGCAACAGCCACCGACGCAGGCTCAATCGCCACATATTTCATTCAGACCGACAGCATCACCAACAGCCTGCTCCACGTCCAAGGAGAAATTGACACCGCGGCGTCTTACCTGCTCAACCCTGAACCCGAGGCACGGTACACCAGCGTAGAAACCGCATTCCTCATGCTGACCACAGCCCAGAAGGACACCCTGGCAACCCTAGAAATAGGCGACACCATCACCGTAGAAAAGACATTCCCAAGCGGTGCCGGCACAACCGAGTTGGCGCAAGAGCTGTCTGTTGAAGGCATTGAGCATTATCTGGACTTTTCTACTGGCCACCGTGTGCTGTACAGCACCGCGCCGACCGTGATTGTTTACGAGTTGATCTTGGATGACGCGGTGTATGGCACACTCGACGCAGAGAATGTTTTAGGATAAGGAGCACTTATGGCAACACCAACCACACTTCCGGCAGCGTTTACCGCTGGTCAGGTTTTGACCGCGGCACAGATGAATGATTTGCGGGGCGCTTTTCGCGTTTTGCAAGTTGTCGCCGCCCAATACAGCACGGAAACTTCATCGTCAAGTAGCACTTTTGCTGACACGGGATTGACTTTGACAATTACGCCAACTTCAGCGTCAAGCAAAATTTTGGCGATAGTAAACCAATCAGGTTGTTACAAAGATTCAAACGCTACCGCTATGGGTTTAAGACTTGTGCGCGGCTCAACCGAAATATCGTATTTTGAAAAATTTGGTGGCACAAACGCCACAGCAGCGGCAAATGGTTTTGGTACTTGTTCCACGATTATTTTGGACAGCCCAGCAACAACCAGCGCTACAACGTATAAAACCCAATTTAAGAGCGAACAAAACTTGTCAAGGGTTTTAGTGCAAACAGGCACATCAAATTCCACCATTGTTTTAATGGAGATTTCAGCATGACCCACGAAGAAATTTCACAAATGCTAATGGCAGCAGGTTTTAACAACGGTTGGGTTTTGTCAGGAACAGAACTTATTTTGTGGGAACATGACGAAGAACCACCAGCGCCATTGACACGCCCAGAGGCGTAGTGCGCTGGCGTTACCTCATCGGCTACGGCGCGTTAATTGCAGTCGTGTTGTGGGGATGCGCTGGGTGCAGTTATGACGGGTCATATCGTTATCCATGTCAAGACCCAGCCAACTGGACAAAAATAGAATGCGAACCACCGATCTGCAACCCATCAGGCACATGCACAAGGGATTTAATTTATGCGACCACGCCTTAAACCCGAGGAGCTTCACGCTCGACTAATCGTTGTTGTCGGCATCATCCTTGCCAGCGTGTTTGCCATCACCGTGCTTGGATTTGTGTACGCACTCATGTTTGTTACACAGCCGATCGGGCATCAATCGCCCAATGATTCTGCATTCATAGACCTGCTCTCAACCCTGACCGTCTTCATGACCGGCACCTTGTCAGGCTTAGTGGCCTCAAACGGGCTAAAGTCAAAAGCGAAAGAAGGAGCCAAAGATGTTGAAGCCTAAAGACAAAGCCCTACTTGCCTCATACGGTCGCTCGGTCATTGCAGCGGTCATTGCGGTTTACTCAACAGGCAACACAGACCCAGCCGATCTAGGCAAAGCAGCGCTCGCCGCGCTTGTGCCAGTTCTCATCCGATATGTGAACCCTAAAGACCTGGCATTTGGTCGTGGCAATAGCCAAAGCTAAAGCAGGCGTGCCAAACGCACGCGATTACATAGGCAACGCGGACGGTGCATCACCAGCGCCACGTGCCGGCATGAACGAATGGATAAAGCAAGCAATCGCTGCATCAAATGGCGCGCTTTGGAACAACGGGTCTTGGGGTCAACGTGACATGCGCGGGAAGCCAGGCTCATTGTCGGTGCACGCGACTGGTAGAGCTGTTGATCTGTCGTATCGCAGGAGCGAAAAGAACCCAAAAGCAGGACGCAAAGAAGCGCTTGTCTTTATTGACAAACTGGTTGCTAATGCCAACGATCTTGGTCTGCAATGTATTTTGGATTACTACCCAGAACCACAAGGTCGAGCATGGCGTTGTGATCGGTATGCATGGCTCAAATATGACAAGCCAACAATCCACGGTGCACCAGGTGGCGACTGGTTCCACATTGAAATCACACCACAGGCCGCGGACTCGGTGATCTTTGTAAAAGCCGCATTCTTAAAGGTGTTCGGGGAAATCCCACCCAAGGCTTGATCTATGTTCTAGGGTCGGAGTACCGACAAAAGGACAGGCAATGACTGACATCCAGATATTCGACTACAGCGTCTATACGGGAGTGATGGACAACGGTCAAGAAATTTTGGTGCAAATCTTCACCAACCCCGACTCGGGAAAGTTCCTTATGGGACAAATCGCATTCAGAATGGCATCCTCATCATGGGGCGTGCCCATACCTTTGGAGAAAAGATGAACTATTTTGCAGAAAAAATTATAGGGCTAGTGCTTTGTACGGTATTTGGCTTTACGGTCGCTGTAGGGGCTCCTAACGCGTCTGGTAGCACGTCTGACACCATCGCCTTAGCGCCTTTGGACGTGCAAAACTACCTAATTGAGCCAACCACGACCACCAGCTCAACGATCTACATTGACCCCTATTCGTCAGCCTGTGAGCAATTTAGCGCGCTTGCCGTCAACCTTGGCTGGCCTGCCGATCAGCGCACCGTGCTCGAATCTGTGATGTGGCGTGAATCAAATTGCACACCAAACGCATACAACAGCAAAGACCCAAACGGCGGGTCGCGTGGACTCATGCAGATCAACGGATTCTGGACACCATGGCTTACTGATGCCGGCATTATTACCAAAGCAGAAAACCTGTTACAGGCTGATGTTAATTTGCGCGCAGCGTTAGCAATTTACAATTACGGCGTAAACCGTCACGGTTACGGCTGGGGGCCATGGAGTGCAACAAAATGAGTGAAGGTGTGGCATGGAATCAAGGCGAACTATCAGAAGAAACCCGACGAATGGTAATGGAGCAAATGATGACAACTAAACACGACATGGCAATCTTTAATTTGATTAACGAAATTGCAGACATAAGCACTAATCCGCACGCAAGCATTATTCAGCGTCTTAAAGGCATGAAGAACTCGCTGTCATTAGAAGAACCGATGCCATTGCACGATGTGACTACACTCGACTTGGCAATCAAAGCACTACAAGCACATTCCTAACCGACAAGGAGATTCCGACAATGAAAACCTGCACGATCTGCAAAGAACAAATTGCTTACCCTGAAATAACAGGAAAAACACACTTCGTCTGTGATGGCCGTGTGCCGGCACGAAAGAACGCCCCATTCATTAAAGGCATGCTGGCGTCACAATCATCTGCCGATGCGCGTTGGACAAAACCTGAACAAAACCAAGTTGACGCTGCGATCTTGCACGTTGCGCGCACTAAAGGCTTCTTCACATCTGACGACATTTGGAAGCACCTAGGCGATCAGTTCCCTGTTACTAAGGGCATCGCAGGACGGCTTAACGCTGCCGCTCGACGTGGCATTATCCGCAATACAGGCGAACTGGCATACGCACAGCGCGGTGGCGCCCATGACCATGCACAACGTCTAAGCGTCTGGGCAGGCATCTAATGGGCTTTGATCTAAGCAACTACGAGACAGTTGAGCAACGACTTGTCCGCTGGTGGGCTGCATATCCGAACGGGCGCGTCTATACCTGCATGATGAACTACACAGGCGACGCTTGCGTGTTCTATTGCGAACTTTACGCGGACAAGGACGACAAGGTGCCAGTTGCTACGGGCTACGCAGAAGAAATTAAAAGTGAGCGCGGTGTCAATGCCACGTCATTTGTAGAAAACTGTGAAACGAGCGCTATTGGTCGCGCTATTGCTAACTGCCCATTGCAGGCGCCTGCTAGTGGCCCTAGGCCGTCACGCAATGAGATGCAAAAGGTTGAGCGCCTAACCACATCATCACAACCGCAAGAGCATATACCCCGCGGTGCTTTTGCCACACCTAAGCAAATTGGTTATATCAAGAAACTTGCTAAAGACGGTGGATTTGATGATCTGCGATTGCTGGAACTTATCCAGCGCACGTTGGACAGCGACGAAGCGGTCTTAGAGCTGCTTAAATCACACGAAGCATCAAAGATTATTGAGGTTCTTAAGTGAGTTACGTGGCATTCAACATCATCGGAATTGTTATGGGTGTTTGGGGAACGATTTTAGTAATCATGTGGCAGGACAAGAAATGACATTTGATGAAAAGCAAACTGGGGCAACACCTATTGAAATAGTTGACTACTTGCGCGGTGTAATTGACACATTGCGCGCCGAAAAAGCGCTCCTAGAAAAGCGATACAAAGATTTAGAAGCAAGTCGAGAAACATGGCAAAAACTGGCGCAAGCATGGGAATGGTTGGCAGACAACAAAAGAATCGTGCCCGCTGATGAAGATTGATTCCAAGATTAGCGAAGCCGACTTTAAGGACATGGTGATTAGCGTTGCCAAGCGTTACGGCTGGTTAGTGCATCACGATCTGCCGGCACAGAACAGTCGAGGACGCTGGATGACAAACGTCCAAGGCGATGCAGGCTTCCCTGATCTGTTCATGGTTCACCCATTTCAAGGCGGTCGGCCGTTGGTCATTGAGTTAAAGGCAGAGAAAGGCAAGTTGACGCCTGGACAAAAGATATGGCTTAACGCTTGTGAGATGGCTGGATGTCATGCAGCGGTCTGGAAGCCAAGCGACATGGAGTACATTCTCTACACCTTGAGCAATCCCAGAGCTTAAACAATCGGCTAGTAGCACGACCTAAGCCATTCGCACGGCAGTTGGTGACACACGGAAACGTGGGTAGATCGGTGCGCCCCGAATCATGCAAGACGAAATGAAACGGGCAAAGCATCGAGGCGAGCTGTAAACATAATCAGCTGAATGCAATGGGTACCAGGATGGGCAATCTGGTGGGTGGAGCATTCACACATCTATTGACCTGCAGATGACATACAGTTAACAAACAAAGAAAGCACAGACATGAACCCGACAACAAACACGACAAACCATAATCAACAGCAAGGCGCTTGCGCCGCGCTAGCACAAGCGAAGCGCGTGAGATGACACGCAAACTCACCGAACACGACACAACGGTCTACAAACAAGCACGTGCAGAACTACTGCGCGACCAACCATTGTGTCATTGGTGCAAACGCAACACAGCAACAGAACTAGACCACCTAGTCGAATCAGACAAAGGCGGAACGATTGAGGATGGATACGTTGCAGCATGTAAGCCATGTAACTCTGCGCGCGGTGCAACATACCGAAACAAAAAACTAGCCAACGCAAAACAAAATCGGGAAAAAGCAATAAACGATTTTTTATATGCGAATGAGATGCCCCCGAGCCCCATCCATCATTTTGTCGCCACCAGCCCTGATCAGCCTGAACCAGCGCCAACCAACCATGATCGGCCGAGACTGGAAACGATCATCCCTGACCATGCCGGCTCACTAGCTGGACTTGTGGGGGACATGGCCCAGAAGGTACTTGGCGTCACTTTGATGCCGTGGCAAATACATGCTCTTGAGGGAATGCTTGCGGTTGACGCCGATAACAAGTTTGTGCATCGCTCGAGCCTTGTCTCGGTCGCCCGTCAAAATGGCAAGACAACTATTTTGCAATCCTTAATTCTATTTTGGTTAGTTGAGATGCCAAAGATACGTGGACAGAAACAGACCGTGGTATCTGGCGCGCACAGACTTGATCTTGCGTGCTTGCTCTTCGATGATTTGGCACCAATCCTTGAGGAGTATTACGGCGCCAAGATCGTCAAGTCGTACGGGCGTTATCAGGCCACAATGCCAGACGGCAGCAAGTGGTGGGTCAAAGCATTGAAGCCTAATCAAGGTCACGGTATGTCAATTGACCTGGTCTGCGTGGACGAATTATTTGATGTGAACCCCGATTCCGTGGAAGGGGGGCTCTTGCCGGCACAGCGCGCTCGCAAAAACCCGCTGGCGTGTTTCTTTAGTACTGCTGGCACGGAAGAATCGGTGCTCTTTCAGCGTTGGCGTGAGGCTGGCATTCGAGCCATTGACAAAGGCGAACCGTCCACAATGTACATGGCGGAATGGTCGCCCGACCCGAGCCTTGACCCGTTGCATCCTGCCTCATGGGCATGGGGCAACCCCGCGCTCGGTCACACGTTGGATATGGACACCATTAAACAAGAATCCACAAACCCTGATCGTGCGTCGTTCTTGCGCGCATCCCTAAACCTTTGGGTATCGGTTGTGCGCGGATGGATTGAGCCTGGTCGCTGGCCGTCATTGGAATACACAGGTGACGTGCCCAGCGGTGGCGTCGTGGCAATCGAGTCTTCGTTGGACGACTCCCGATACAGCGCTACCAGATGCGTCAACCTGTCAGACGGTCGAGTGCTTGTCACCGTGGCATTCATTGCCGAATCAATCACAGAGCTGTGGGACAACGTGCAAGAACTTGCCAAAGACCCCACGATTAGGTTTGCCTTGTCGCCGACCGTGGACGCAACCTGCCCACCAAACATCGAGCGCCGCCGAGTCGTCGTTGGCTATGCCGAACTAGGACGGTTTACACCGCTAGCCAAAAACATGATCGCCGAAGCACGCCTATTGCACACAGGAGAAAAATTGCTTGCCGAACATGTCCAGCGCGCCGTTGCTGTTCGCACCGACAACACGATCGTGCTCTCGAGCAAGCGATCACCTGGGCCTATTGAGTTAGCGCGAACAATGGTCTGGGGTATCGGAATGTGTGCCCGTCCAGTTACCTCGGGTAAACCCATGCTGGTGGCCGTTAACCAGTAACATTCTCGTCGGCGACCGCACGTTCTTGCCTTTTGTCGGAATCGGATAAGTCTCGTGCGGTTGCCACTTATATGGCAAAGTAGGACTATGGGATTATTTGATCGCAAAATAAGCAAGGCAGCAATTAGCCCTGCGCCAGTAAAAGCGGCTGCAGCTGGTGGCTTTGCGCCTGGTTACTCGTCGTCAAATGTCGGCGTCAACATGATCGGCCAGTACTACACCTATCGAGAGGGTGAATTGAGGGCGGCGGCTGTAAGCATCCCTGCTTTGTCAAGAAGCCGCGACTTGCTGGCATCAGTAATTGGTTGCATGCCATTGCGAATGTACAACGAAGTTTGGAACGCAGACGAAGAAGAAATGGAGCGCAAATATATTGCGCCACGCAGTTGGTTGCGTCGCCCAGACCCAACCGTTAACTACAACTTCCTAATGTCGTGGACGTTTGACGATCTTTATTTCTTTGGTCGCGCGTTTTGGTACATCACGTCGCGCACAGCTGACGGATACCCGGCATCGTTCACTCGACTGCCTGCAGGCTCGGTTACAACCACCGATCAGGCTGGCCCAGTTTGGTTTGCCCCGTCTTCGCAGGTTTATTTCCAAGGTGGCGAAATTGACCCTGCAAACCTTGTGCAATTCTTGTCGCCAACTCAAGGATTGGTTTACTCGTCACAGGCTGCAATTGAAACCGCGCTAAAGATTCAAGAGGCGCGCAATCGCAATGCGAGCTCATCGATTCCAGCGGGCGTCTTAAAACAAACGGGAGGCGAACCCTTGAGCGCGCAAGAACTTGCTGATCTTGCTGCAGCATTTAACGCCGCGCGCGCAACCAATCAGACCGCAGCGCTTAACGAATACTTGTCTTACGAGCCAACCACAATGTCGCCAGACAAGATGCTTTTGATTGAGTCTGCAAACTACAGCGCATTGGAAACTGGTGGCCGTGTCGGAAACGTACCGCCATATTTGCTCGGAATATCTACGGGGTCGTACGCCTACACCAGTTCACAGAATGCGCGTATGGACTTGATGTTTTTTGGGGTCAAAATGTACGCAGACGCAATTGCAGAAACATTGTCAATGAACAACGTGTTGCCAAATGGAACCTTTGTCGCATTCGATTATGAATCGTACTTAGAGGAAAATTACCTCGCCGACACGATGGAAAATACAGAAACAGTTATAGAAGAAAACCCACAAGAGGAGATCGCATCATGATCAAACTAATTGCAGGAGAGTTCACACTTGACGCCGCCAAAGGCGACGCACCACGACGCACCATCAGCGGAACCGCCGTTCCCTACAACGTGCCGGCAACAGTTTCGGATGGCACAGCTGTGATCTTCCGTCCAGGCTCATTGCCAGTCGAGGGCAAAGCCCCGCGCTTGTTTATGTACCACGACGCAAGCATGCCAGTAGGCGTTGTTACCGAGCGCGTGGACACCGAGCAGGGCATGATGTTTAGCGCCAAGATCAGCGCAACCAGCCTCGGAAATGATGCTTTGGTTATGGCCCAAGACGGCACAATTGACCAAGTCTCGGTGGGTGTAAATCCCGTTAAGTTTTCATACGACGAAGCAGGAACAATGATCATTGAGGCTGCGGATTGGACGGAACTTTCCCTTGTTCCGATCGGCGCGTTTGGTGACATGGCCAACATCGCCACCGTCGCTGCGAGTATCCACCAAGAGCCAGAAGAAGTAGTGTTAAATGAAGAAGTAGTCCCAGAACAGGAGATAGAACCCATGTCAGAAGTAACCGCACCAGCAGTTGAGGCAACAATCCCAACCGCACCAATTTTCGCACAAGCCAAGCGTGAGTTCGTACTGCCAACCGCAGGCGAGTTCATGGCCGCTTATCACATCGGTGGAGACACGTTCAAGAACATGAACGCTGCAGTTGCCGAGTACAGCGCGTCAAAGCGCACCGCATTGCAGGCAGCTGCAGGTGACGTGCTTACGACTGACACACCTGGTCTTTTGCCAGTTCCAGTACTTGGGCCATTGGTTCAAGACCTGAACTTTTTGCGTCCAGTAGTCGATGCTGTAGGAGCTCGCGCTTACCCAGACAGCGGACAGTCAAAGACCTTTATCCGTCCAACAATTACCACGCACACGAGCGTTGCATCACAATCAGAACTTGGTTCAGCATCAGCAACAACCATGGTGATTGCATCCAACTCAATCAGCAAGACAACACTTGCTGGTCAAGTAACGCTGTCAGTTCAGGACATTGACTTCACTTCACCTGCAGCAATGCAATTGATCTTGAATGACCTCATGGGCGAATACATGATTGCTTCTGACAACTTGGCTGCAGACAACTTGCTCACCGCAGCAAACTCGTCAGGCGTTTGGGACGGCACCGTAGCCGACTTGCTGAAGTCTGTTTATGACTCGGCAGTTGACATTTCATCAAACCGAAACTGGACACCTACCCACATGTTCGTAAGCCCAGACGTATGGGGTCAACTTGGACAACTTGCCGACACAACTGGCCGTCCAGTATTCCCATTCATCGGCGCTGGCCTCACCGGTCAGAACGCACTTGGTGGCGGTCAGGCATCTTCATGGAACGGCAACCCACTCGGCTTGCAGTTGGTAGTTGACAGCAACTTCGCTGCCAAGACCATGATC